TTGAGGTTTGCATCTGTACCTGCCCACAGTAAAACTGTTCCAACTGGTACAGCAGATTCAAGGACTGTAGCAACATCTGCTCTTAATTCATTATATTGTGAAGCAAGAACTTCATCTCCTCCTGCTACATCATTTGAAGTCCATATCATATTTCTATTCTTTTAGTTAAGTTATCGTTAAACTCCAATCAATAGTTAGAGTTTCTGCATCTGTTTTTGTCTTAGTAATTACAGCCCTTGCAAACAATGTTCCTGAATCTCCTGCTACTGTTGCATCATCTCCGAACAATCCTATTTCTGTTAATGTATCATTCGCCTCTGAAGTGCTGAAGAAAACCCTAAAGTTCGCTGTGTCTGTTGTAGAACTCCTAACACTAATTTGTTTTCTAATCAATTCAGTTTTCAATGTTGTATCCCCAACAGCAGGAGCATCTCCACCTCCTGAAGCACCAGTTCCAACTGCAAGATATGTAACATCCCCTTTTTCTGCACCTGCCATTCTGCTTGCCAAGGAATACTTCCCTACAGTACAAGCAATATTGTGCAATTCAAAGATCTCTACCTTCTTTGTTATTACATTTTCTATTGTTAATTTTACATTGCCCTTTATTTTCATACCTATATTATACCAAATTAAGTCGTATCCCATTCTGCAATATCCCACTGAGCATCGCTATCATATTTATAAGCACCTGTATGTTCAGTTAGGACTGGCACTCCATCATCTAAAGTGAATGTTTCTGCTGTTACTGTTGCTATTTCATCAACTACCTCATCTGAAGAGATATTAAGAGAGTTCTTATCTCCCTCAAGTAACCCTATTAAGAATTGAATAATCCCCAACATTTCTGTTGATACTATTTGTATTGTATATGTAAATTCTCCTCCACCCATGGATTTTGAAGTAACACTCTTAACAACAAAACTCTCATCTACTTCTAAATCAGCAAGGTCTATTTCTATATATTCCCCTGCTGTAAATCCTGAAGTGAGAGTTTCAAAACTTCCACTTGAAATTGAATCTGCATAATCAGTTAATTCTGCACTCGCCCTATCTCTTGCACCTTCTATTGTATCTATGTTGTTGTCAAAGATAGCGAACTCAAATTGTCCATATGCCTCAATAGAGGTTGAATCTTCAACAGCTACTAGAACAGGTATATCATATTTATAAGCAAAGGTCATAACATTATCAGCAGTTGGTGCTACATCTGTTTCAATATACTTTTCTTGGTAACTCATCAAATAATCATAGTCATCAAAACTATCTACATTCTGTATTCCTACTGTCTTTGAAGTTACACCATCAAGTATAGTCATTTCATGGGGTTTCTCTGGAAGATAGAAAACAGTCTGTTCTCCATCTGCTACCTGTTTAATAGTTACCTCATCTGAAAGGTATGTTCCACCTCTCACATAAACACGATTTCTTAATGCAGAATTGTCTACCTTTAATCTCAAATTCTTGTAGGCATCACTATCACTATCAATATTAAAAGGAGTAGCATCACTAAACTTTACTCCATAATGAATATCTTTGTCATAATCTATATGCCATTGCCTTCCTGTTAGTTTTGTTATTATCGTTAAACACTCTGAGGGTGGTACATAGTTAAATGTTAAGTTTGATATTGTTATTCCCTCTGTTACATTGCTGTAAGTGATTCCAGTTCCTCCACAGTAGTTGTCAATTATATCTTCAATGATTTCCTTGTCAGTCATATCCTGATAACCCTCAACTACCAAATTCCTATCCAGATCCCTTGTATAATCTACACAATCAACACCCCAACTGACAAAAGAACCCTTCTTTGTAGGGATTACCTTTAGTACTCTCCCCCCAAATAAAACAGTTCCATCTTGGGTAATTACAACCTCCTCATCACAAGCAGGTATATTACCACTATCTCTAATAGTCATATCAAAACCCATTGTAGAAGCACTAGAACCCATATCATCTTTAATGGTTATTGTTCCATTTGAGATACAGGTTGTTCTGTCTGAACCATCTATTGTTAGTGTATAACTAGACATAACTTCTTCTATTGGTTCTCAACTTACCTACTATCGCATCTCCAATACTTTCTGCATATTCCTGAGCAACTTCTGGTGAACTTATATTTGCACCTGACATATTGATACTTAGATTGATTCCTCCACCACTACCACCCATACCCATTGCAGAAGCATTTATATTAGGACTTATCATTGGACTGATTGCTGTTGTAACTGCACTATCAATACCACTCATAGCATCTTCAACTAGTCCTACACTATTCCTAATTCCGTTTGCTATTCCTGCACCAATATTCATACCAACTTCGTCTTCCATAACTGTTGATGGTGAGGATATTCCAAAGAACTTCTTCACGGATGCTGTAACCTCTCCAACCCAACCCCTTAATTTGTCTTTTATCCAAGTTGCTGAATTTTTTATACCTTCCCATATTCCTGCAACTAAATCCCTGCCTTGTTCTCTCATAGAGATTACCCCTTCCCCAAGCGACTTTCCGATAGCATCAATAATTTGGGGTATCTTAGCAACTAATTTAGGAATGGCAACTATCAAACCTTTTGCCAATTCTATAAGTATTCTTATTCCTGCATATAGAATCAATGGCATTAAAGGTATAATCGCAGTAATAATAGATTCTATTATTGTTGGGATGTAGTCAATCAAATCTGGTATTGCTTCAACTAGCCCCTCTATTATTGCTATTATTATTTCTATCCCTGATTCAAAAATCAATGGAAGATTATCAATCAATGTCTTAACTATGAGTAAAACTGCATCTATTATTGTAGGTATCAAGTCAGGTATTATCTCTGTTATGCCTTCTATTACTGCTAGTAATATCTCTATACCTGCTTCTAAAATCATTGGAAGATTTTCAACAACTGTATTGATAATTGTCATTACAGCATCAAGAACAACTGGAATTAAATCTGGTATGGATTTTATAATCCCTTTTATTAGTGCTACTAAGAGGTCTAACCCCATTTCCAATATCAATGGGACTAATTCTACAAGAGCATTTATAAGAGTATCTATAATCAGAATCGCTGAACCAACTATCATTGGCAAATTATCTTGTAACCCACTTACTAGACTTTGGATTATCTGGACTGCTAAATCTAATATCATTGGTATCTGATCCATTATCATAGAAATCATTTCTGACAAATCAATACTAGAAAATATTTCTTTTACAACCTCTCCTATTCCAACTAATATATTAGGTATAACCTTCATAACATTCTTAAACACATCTCCAATAGAACTGGCAAAACCCTCAAGAGCATTTGACATAGTATCAAGGTCATCAGATGCAAAGGCAGTAAGAAGGTTACTCCATGACGCCTTAGCACTATTTACTGAACCAGTTATAGTTTCAGATGCCTCCTTGGCTGTTGTTCCTGTAATCTTTGTTTCTACCTGAACTGCATGGATTGCTTCTATATACTTATCAAACCCTATACCTTTAACATTCTCTGCTGTGGCTGTAAAACTCTTTCCCATTACTCCTGTATCATTTATCAACCTAGCCATCTCTGTGGCTGTTCCACCATATCCAAGTTTCAGGTTGTCTAACATCATAAAATTCTGTTTGGCAAACCCTTGATATGCATTCTGTATCATACTTATATCTGTTCCATAAGTATTTGCATTGTCTGACATATCTTTGATTGCCATATCTGAGAGTTCTGTTGCCTCCTTTGTATCTCCACCTAGTGATTGCAATAAACTTGCAGAAAACCCTGTAACTATTTCCATATACTTATTTGCACTCAAACCTGCTGTCTTGAATGCCCTCTCTGCATTCATCATAACCTCTCCTGAAGAATCTTCAAACAACTTCTTTACACCTCCTGCAAGTTGTTCGTATTCAGCAACATTCTTTAATGAAGTAGCCACAAGAGCACCGATTGCAACAGACATAGTTGTTATTGCTCCAAGAGCAACCTTTCCTACACCGACTGCAACTTTACCTACTTTACTAAAAGCAGTACCAATTCCCTTTATAACCTTTGCAGATTTTGATGTAGTACCACTAATTGTTTTAGTAACACCATTCATAGATGCGACAAAACCTTTTGTATCGGCAACTACTTTTGCTGTTATATCTCCAAGTTTCATTTCTTAATTTTTATTAACTTAGACTTTTTGCTTAGTTCACCTTTTAGTTTCTTCAATCCCTCTCGGTCAATCTTATCTCCTCTTGTATCAAAGCCACTATTACTCAGTTCCCTAAACAATCTGTTTGGGTCTTCAACATGGGGGTTGTGTGTTATCATTAACAACAACAAGGCATCTCTCCTTTTTCTGTTTTCTATACTCTCTAAAAGACCTAATAGTTCATCTATATAAATCTCATTGAGTATATAGTGCAATGTCCACCCATACTCTGAAGACAAAATATCAGTTAATCCATAAATCCAATCCCCTTCACTCTTTACTTCTTGGACTTCTGTTTGAACATTCCTGCTATTTCGCCAAATTCTTTTTTTACTCTCTCAATGTCATTGACCTTCAATATTGCATTTATAAGAGCCAATGTGTCAGCCAGATCTAATACTTCAATTTCTGCTACTGGTATCCCTGAGAGATTAAACAGTATTCCAAAAATATCCCCACTTGAGGTGGATATTAAATCAATCATAACTGCTACATTCTTTTCTTTATCTTCCAAATCTATGTTC